TTTGTGAAATTTTTCTATTTCTTGTTCTTTTAAAAGACCATTATCCCAGACCCATTCCTTGCCTTCCAATATTCCGTTTACGAAAGCTTGTGGGGCTGATGGATCTGAAACGATGTCTATTGCGGAAAGAGTAAAATCTGATTGAACCTCATTGATTTCATTTACTTTTTTAAGGCTTCCCATACCCCTTGAAGAAACTCCAAGCAAAGCACCTTCATCTATTAAAGATTTAACAATCTTTCCCATTGGAGTATCTAAAACTTTAGCTTTACCGTAAAAGTTATTTCCATCCTGATTAAGTTCTACTATCATGTGGGACACACGATCAAGATTAACTGTTGGACCAGATGGATGATTTAGTTCACCTAAAGCTCTTGAAATATTCGAAAGATTCATGAGAGGAATTTAATGAGTTTTTCAAAAAATATATCTCTAGATGAAGTTAATTATTCTAATTTAGGTAGATTAGGTTTAATTGCTCAGGGTATTAGAAAAGAATTATCTGGCAATAATAGTCTACAGGCTATAGCCAGAAGAAAAGCAACTCAAAGATTTCAATTTCCACAAAATTGGAGAATTCCATCTGGTCCTTTTCGTGGAGATTTAGAAAATGAACCACAAAGTACAGTATCAAATACACCAACAACTTCTGGAACAGATGAGCCAGAAGCAGGAACCGTTAATTCTGGAATTGTAACTAAAAGAATAAAATATAGACCACAAAAAACTATTGGTGGTACTGTAGTATCTGGAATCAAAAGAAATATTCAAGGTTCTTTGAGTCAAGGTTCAACTATTGGTCCAAGTGGTGCTATGGGAACTGTTACAAATATAGCTACTGGTGGAATAAAATCTCTGTTTGCTGCTGGACTAACAACAGTCCTGCCGAGAGTTTTAACTGGAGTGTATAGGGGTATAAAAGCTTCAAATTATGTAAGAAGAAATATGTCAAAACAGCCAACAAATGGAGTAAAAATTCCAGTTTCTGGACCACCAACTAATATTGTACCAAAAACCAGAGAAGATGATATAAGAGATATAAAGAACGAATTGAATAGACGCAGAACAGGTACTCAAGAAGCTGAAATACGAGCTGGTATAGTTACCCCTCGTACAAATAGACGACTGAGATAATAATTTAATGTTACATACAAAATTGTTAAAAAAATTAATTATATAAATAATATAAAACACGGAGAAAAATATGCAAGGAAATAAAGATGTACATGATGAGAGTGGAAAAGGAACATTTTCGTCCAACGGAGTGACTCCAATGTTTGCAAAAGCAATAGCAAAGGACGGAGATGCTAAAAAGAATATGGCATCCCTTTCTCCAGCAGGAGTTTCAAATGCTGGTGGCACTGATCAGACAATGGGAGCACAGATGGAAGAAAGTGTTGAGTTAGATATAACCGACTATATCAATGCTTTATTTGAAGGACAAGATTTATCGGACGAATTTAAGCAAAGAGCTGCCGTTATTTTTGAAGCAGCTTTAAATGAAAAAATCTCAATCGTTGAGCAAGCAATCCTTCAAGCATCTGAAGAATTAATCGCAGAGCAAACGGAGTCTGTCGCTTCAACACTAACAGAATCAATTGATGAATATCTTTCATACGCTATTAATGAATGGATGGAAGAAAATAGACTACAAGTAGAGCAAGGCTTCAGAACAGAAATTGCTGAAAACTTTATGCGTGGTCTAAAGGATCTATTTGAAAACAGCTATGTTGACATTCCAGAAGACAAAGTTGATATCGTTGATGAACTATTCGATGAACACAACGAACTTCAAGAATCAATGAACAAGCTAATTCAAGAAAATATGGCCCTCAATGAAGAAGTAGCAGTAGCAAAGTGCTTAAACATCTTCTTCGAAGAAACAGCAGGACTTGCTGATACTGAAATTGAAAAAATTGCATCTCTATCGGAAGGAATCAACTTTGATTCTTTAGATCAATACAGAGATAAAATTAAAATCATAAAGGAATCATATCTAAATGGTGAAACAAAACCAACCCAATCAGCACAATCCTCAATCATGGAAAGTGATCAGATTGCTCCAGTTAATCTAAATGAAGATATGAGCATTTATGTTCAGTCAATCAGCAAGCAATTAAAGGCATCAAATCCAAAAGTCAAATAATATAAATAAAAAATAGGAGAATATAGAAATGGATTTTAACGGAACTACACCATACGACACACTTTTAGAAAAATGGTCACCACTCATTGACCATCCAGAACTAACAAAGATTGAGGACATTCATAGAAGAAGAACAACCGCCGTTCTTCTAGAAAATCAAAAGAGAGCTTTAGCAGAAGAAAGAAACCAACTTCTTACAGAAGCTGCACCAACCAACTCAATGGGTGGTGGTTTCTCAGTCACTCAAGCTGCTTCAGCAAACGGAAGCCTTGCTGGTTATGACCCAATCCTAATCAGCCTCGTTCGCCGTGCAATGCCAAATGTTGTTGCTTACGACATTGCAAGCGTTCAACCAATGACTGCACCAACTGGTCTAATCTTTGCCTTCAGAGCTAAGTACGATGGTCCAGCTGGTCTAGAAGCAATGTATGATGAACCAATTGCATCTTTCTCTGGTGTTTCTGGTTCAACTGGTACTTACCGCTGATGCTGAAAAACTCGGCGGAAGTGATGCTAGCGATCCTAAGTTCAAGGAAATGGCCTTCAGCATTGAGCGCGTTGCAGTACAAGCCCGTACAAGAGCACTCAAGGCAGAATATACAACCGAACTTGCTCAAGATCTTAAGGCTGTTCATGGTCTTGATGCCGAATCTGAACTTGCGAACATTCTCTCAGTTGAAATTCTCAACGAAATCAACAGAGAAATTCTACGCGCAGTTTACACTGTTGCCAAGACAGGTTCACAGCAAACTGGACTCGATCTTGCTGGTAGCTACAATCTAACCGAAGACTCAGACGGTCGTTGGTCAGCAGAACGCTATCGTGGTCTTATGTATCAGATCGAACGCGAAGCAAATGTTATCGCCAAGGAAACTCGTAGAGGTAAAGGTAACTTCATCCTTTGCAGCGCAGATGTTGCATCAGCACTTGCAATGGGTGGATTCCTCAATATCTCACCAGCACTCAATGTCAACCTAAGCGTTGATGATACTGGAAATGTCTTTGCTGGAGTCCTCAATGGTCGCTATAAGGTCTATATCGATCCATTCGTCCCAGCAGGAGTTGACTTCTTCCTCGTTGGATACAAGGGAACCTCACCATATGACGCTGGTATGTTCTACTGCCCATATGTTCCTCTCCAAATGGTAAGAGCAGTCGGTCAAGATACCTTCCAACCAAAGATTGGCTTCAAGACTCGTTACGGAATGGTTGCAAATCCATTCGCCAAGGGTCAAACAAGCTTCGCTGGCTCAAACGCACTCACAGATGGTCTAGATCTAAACAGCAATGTTTACTACCGTCTAACCAGAGTCAAGAGCCTCCACGGTAGAGAAGGCTGATCGGAGTAAGTCTTAACGAACAGGCTGGTCGAAAGACCAGCCTGTTTCTTTATAAATACTATTATGTTCAATCCGAGCAATATACCAGACGATATCAAAAAAGAATTACCTGGAGATTTCTTAGCAAAAAATCCAGTGATTCCAGAAAATAGAAATTATCTATTACAAAATAAATTTATTTTTATTTTAAGCAGATGTCCAACTGTAACATACTTTGCTCAGAGAGTAAATTTACCATCTTTGAGTTTAGGTCAATCAATTCAATCTACTCCAACTGGAATAGAAATGGTAAGACCTGGAAATCGATATATTGTCGAAGATATACAGTTAAGTTTTCCAGTTGATGAGAATATGGTAAATTACAAAGAGATATTAGATTGGATGCAAAAAATAGCACCGTGGGTAAATAATAAAGAGAGATTAAGTGAAATTCATAAGACATCAAGTGCTATTCTCTTAATTTTAAATAATAATTATAGACCAATAATATCATTTAAGTATTACAATATATTTCCATCATTTTTGTCTGGTTTGGATTTTGATGTAACTTCACCAGATACAGATCCAGTTATTGCATCTGTCATTTTTAACTATACACATTTTGATATATTGAAAGATTATACTATTTAATATGAATTTAGATGAAATTAAAAAAGAAGCAGATAAAGATCTTTCCATCGATAAAACAAATTTAGATTATGAAGCTACTGTTATACCACAGCAACATAACAAATATCTTTGCATTTTGTTTGATGAAAAACTTATACTTTCAAAGTACGAAACCGATTTATCAAAATTAAAAAGAGATAAATGGTTATATTACTCTGGAAAAATGAGTGAAGAAAGATTGGCTGAATTAAATTGGGAAGCCTTTGAACTTTCTCTTATAAGACAAGACTTAGACAAGTTCATCGAAAGTGATAATGATATCTGTCAATTAAATTTGAAGATAGAATATCAAAAAGAAAAAGTAAATTACATTGAGGGAATTGTAAAGGCAATTTCCAATAAAATGTGGTCTGTAAGGGCTGCAATTGATTGGATTAAATTTACACAAGGTGTTTGATGATAAGAATAGAAAAACTAGATGAAGTTTTTATAAAAGTTCATTGTGATGATTCTATCGCAAAAGAAATTTCATCTTTTTTTACATTCAAAGTTCCAAATCATCAATACACTCCAGCATTTAAAAAGAAAAAATGGGATGGAACTATAAAGTTATTCAACTACGCTTCAAGGACGATATATTCTGGATTGGTTGATTATATAGAACATTTTTTAAATGAAAGAAAGTATCAATACTCTCTTGATGGATTTGAAAAAATTCCATTTGAAGATTCTTACATTGACGAATGGTTAAATAAGCAAATTATATATTCAAATAAAAAGCAAATAACACCGCACGATTATCAACTTAGTGCTGTAAAAGAATCAATTAAAAATAATAGAATACTACTGGTTTCCCCAACAGGTTCTGGAAAATCACTAATAATCTATTTAACATTAAAATTTTTACTTGAAAACTTTGATTCGACAAAATATTTAATTCTTGTACCAACAACAGGTCTTGTCACTCAGCTTGCTTCTGATTTTAAAGATTACTCAAACTCAGACAAGGATTTTTTAAGACAAATTCATCTTATCTTTCAGGGACAAGAAAAAACATCATCTAAAAGAATAACAATTTCAACATGGCAAAGTATCTTTAGAGAAGATCACGATTATTTTTCAAATTATCATGGAATCTTTGGTGATGAAGTCCATCTATATAAGGCTAAATCTCTATCTTCTATAATGAAAAAGCTTTTGAATACTCCATTTAGAATCGGTACAACTGGTACACTAGACAATACACAAGCACATAAACTAATAATAGAAGGTCTGTTTGGTAGGGTTCATTCTGTAACTACAACTAAAAATTTAATGGATGATAAGATCTTATCGACATTGAATATTAATTCTGTAATTTTATCTTACGATGTAAAAGAATATGAAAGTGTTAAAAAAGCCAGATATGCTGATGAAATGGAATGGTTGATTTGCAACAAAAAAAGAAATAATTTTATTTCAAAATTATGTAAAAACATATCTGGAAATATTTTAGTTTTATTCAATTATGTTGATAAGCATGGAATACCACTCTATGATCAAATAAAGAAGGAATCTGGAAAAGAAACATTTATGATTAGTGGAAAAACAGATATCGAAGAAAGAGAACAAATAAGAAAAGTTGTGGATAATCATAAAAACAGTGTTCTAGTTGCCTCATATGGGACATGCAGTACAGGCATAAATATAAGAAACATCAATGCTATCGTATTTGCTTCGCCATCAAAATCTGTAATTAGAGTATTACAATCGATTGGTAGAGGTCTTAGAAAGTCAGATACGAAAGATTCAGTGATTTTATTTGATATTGCGGATGATCTATGTTGGAAATCCTACAGAAACCATACCCTAAGACATTTTGATGAAAGAATCAAGATATATAATAAAGAGAAGTTCAACTACAATATCAAGAAAATTCGACTTTCTTCTAATTGAAAGGCCAATGGTTTTTATTAGTTCTACTATGTCTGGTAATAATGGCATGGCTGTTGATGTTACTTTTTTAAGAGATTGGCTACACAACAGCGATGATAAGACAATTGAGATCAAAAAAGATAGAATTGTTGCAATTATAGAACCAAGCAAAAAGTGTTCATCAATCTACGATGGTGAAAAGGAAAGAGAAGACAATGAGAAAAAACCAGTAGATGAATCTCAGATGAAAACTAATATAGAAAATATGGCGAATGAAGTCGGAGACTTTTTAGACTCATTTCTAAATGAATTAAATTCTGATATTTCTCAAGATTATCTACATGCAGTAGATGAGGAAATGAGAAATAAAAGAAGAAAGAAAAGAAGAAAAAAGAAAGAAGTTCTTAAGAATCCAATGATTCCAGACGAACTTAAGGAAAGACCAATGTTATATCTTAATATGGTTATTCCACCAGAAGCCATCATGAATTTAATCACTTCTGGTATTCTAGAACCAGATATGTTGCTTAAGATGATCGATGAGATCAAAAAGAGAAATAAATTTAC